ACACAATTTCCAGAGCGCGCAGTGCGATCCTCCTCAGGGTCCAGCCCAAAGGTTGACCAGGCGTCAAGAAATGAATTGTCCAGTAGAATGTCCGATCACAGTCACAGCCAGGTTGGCATTCAGTTGCGTTATGGCAACACACCACGCATGCTCATCTCATCACTCGTGGATGGTGGAGCCGGCGGTGCTTCTGCTGGTAATGCGACTATCGTAGGAGCGTCCGAGCGAGGCGGGCTGCGGTGGGTAGCCGGCGGTGGTGCCGGCGGTGGGCTCCTTAAGAAGTCGCGACGGTTGCCTGACCCAAGCGAGCCAATACTCGCGCGTTTAGCGTGGTCAACTGTCGGCGTTGCCGGCGATTGCCAACGTGAAGCTGAGTCGAATAAGCTCTTCGGTTGTAGTCCTGGGTCAGATAGGGGTTTGGTTTGTTCAGTTGTGGTGGCAGGGATTTTGTGCGTAAAGGTGAGAGCAGGCACCACACCGGCGCTGCTCTCTGATGACTTCGATTCGCGTCGGGGTGGTTCCTCTTGCTCCAAAGCCAGCTTCTTAGCGGGCTCCAGGCCGTACCGCACCCAGGTAACCACTGCTCGCCACGAGCGCAGCACACCCAGCCGTTCGGGTGCTGGTCCGTACATAGCCCCGGACGGCGGTTCGCACTGGCACGTGAGCGGCACGCCCGCTACCAGTTGGTAGATAACGCTTTCGCAGTACCTCGCATCTGGTTCACCTCGTAAATCCGATCCGATTATTGCGTCACGCATGTCCACACCCCCGTTGAACACAGGGCGTATCGACTGGCTGGGGGTTGCTCGGCACTGGGAAATCAGGTGCGCATTGAGCCTATAAGCAGCGATGCATGCGTCGAACGCCTCAGAGACGCCGGACCAGAAGGGGTTCACCCACTCTAGTGCGGCATAGCCGTCACTTGCGTGGGACCACACTAGGCGCAGTAGTGATCTCGCTTGATCAGGATCAGCCAGCACTCCTACCACTTGGGCCATCACGTCAGCCAAGCTCACCTTCTTGCCTCCCGCGAACCCGCTCACAACCGAGCCGAGACTCGCGAGAAAACGCTGCGCAATCACTGGTCCTGTGGCGAGCAGGCGCCCGAAGTGGGCTACCACCGCGCTAGGAGGTGCAGTGTCTGTGGAGCGGAGCAGGTACGTGGCCGCGTCTAGCTTAGGGAAGGACGCGCGATACGGCAATCGCGCGTTCTCGCCCCAGACGTGAGGGCCAAGCATGGTCTGCAAGAGCACCTGTGTGGCCTGGTGACCAATGCCTAGACTGCCGGCATACGCGTAGTAATACGCGAGACACAGGTCTGGCGCCGCCAGGACTCGCTCGTAGTCAGCTGGGTCCGGGTGCGGCTGGCGCAGATCGCCACTCTTTCGAACGAACGTGATGCCCTGGTTGTCAGCATCGTTCTCGGGCTCAGAACGTAGCTCAGAGTAGATGGTGCTTGAAGCCGGGTCAGCATAGTGCTGGAGGCCGCGAACACCCATTGCAAGAAAGGCGCGGTACCGGGGATCCAGTTCATCACACAGGTAGAGCCAGCACCGTTCATTAAGGTCGTTAATGGCGAGATTAGGCGTTTCGGCCGTTAAGCAGGACCCCATTGCCAACACCCCCATATGTCTAGTGCGCTTAGCCTTGAGTCCAGCTTGACGCAGCACGTGCGTGTGGCACACGACCCGGGCCAATCCGTGCAGTCGCGCGCCGTAATCAGCTTGCGCTGCATGCTTCGCAATTTCCCAACGCAGCGCTTCTAGCTGGTTGTATGTAGCACCTTGCGCCTGCTGGTTCGCTGCTGGCTGGCCTGGGGCCAGCACCCGCGGAAGCTTGATCTCAGCCTGGCGCGCAAACGCTTCGACTGAGTTGGCCCTGGTCATCGAAGCCACATTCACAGGATCAAGGTAGGGCGTAACTTGCATGTGAGCACCCCCAGTTGCCAGCACGGCGTGGGTAGTCTTGGTGCGCAAGTTGTAGCCGATGCCGGTTACGATGCGAGCCGCACCATCAAGGCCGACTGAATGGTCAGCCGAGCTGACTTCGCTCACACTGGCGAGCACCCCTGTAGCCATAGCGGGCCCCGCAAGCTCGTCGGGCAGCAAGTAAGGGCGCTGATGATCGATCCAAGCCTCCAGTGTCGCAGCGGTGTTGTCCGTGTCAGCAGGCGCCAGATCGGTGCGACCGCGCACAGTCTGAGTGACGTGGGCCCGGGCGACGGGCACGCCAGCGAAAGCCATGCTCCGCCAGGAGTGGTTGGGGTCACGGGTGAAACTCATGGCGTTAAGCGACGATGGTATTCACGTAAGTAAGTTTGGTCGTGAGGGATGCGTTCTCGAAACGTGTGTTCCGAAGCAGTATTGAAGTCAGGAAGTGCTGACGACAGTTATCGTGCGTTGGTTGCGACGTGTTGAGTGGTTTGGTAGCGTGTGGGAAGCTGGTGCCTGACAGTATTTACTTAAATGCCTGCAGGCGTACCTCTTGGACGTGAAACGGCCGAGGTGCACGCTAGCAACGCGCAAGCAAGAAGTGAGAGGTTATGGCTTCTTTCCCCTTTTCTTCTTTTTTGCA